CATGGCCCGTGTGTGCATCCGCTCGATGTATCGAACATCTGATCCATCAATGGTTCGTTTGATAACCACGTATACTGCGTCACCATCTGCCTCCGGAATAGTAATGATGTCCTCGAATAGGCCATCAGTTGTATGTCTGTGCCATGCCCACACCTCATGCTCTCTGAGGTAAGTCAGGCCCAGGAGAACCCCATCGTCCCGCACCAGCCACGCGATCCCATCAGGCTCCAGGGCATACGCCCAGGCCACGATGGTGTGGTTCTTGAACAGGTGGGAGGACAGGACTGATAGATCCGATCCGCCGTAGCCATCCTTCTCCAGTTGGTATCTGAGGTCCTTGATCACCCTGGACTTCGGCAGCATGTACATGATCGAGTCATCGACCGATACGGGTGCCATGGGTGAGGATCCGTTGGTGCTCTGGGGCTTGCGCTGCAGGTTCTTGAATGCGAAGGCGCTATCCTTGGCGGTGATCTTCCATATCGCCCCGGAGGTGAATACCACCAGATCATCCATGGATACGAGATGCCTGACCTCGTTCACCTGTCCGGATGCCAGCTTCAGGGTCAGGGCGTCATCATCCTTGGCCGGCTGGGAGACATTCATGTTGTGGAAGTTACCTGTCTGACTGCACCAGATTGTCTGCGGGTTATTATTGGATGCAGCGAACATGAGACGTTGCTCATGGTAGTTGACCACTCCCGGGTAATTATCTGTACTGTCGAAGGGATCCTTCGCTATCTGGGGGGTATCGCCTGTATCCGGAGAGATATTGTCATCTACGAAGGCGGTGGTCTCTGAACTGCCGATGTATCCATACAAGCCGGATCTGCTGCAGTAGATGTTGTAATGGTCTGCCCCGGTGACTGAGGACCAGGAGATGTCAACCTTCTCACCTACCTGCCAGTTGGTATCCACCAGGGCGGAACCGGCAGCAGAAGGCTCGGACTCCTGGCCATCCTCATCCACTGCCGTGATCTTGTAGTAGTAGGTGCGGTCGTTATCGTCCATCCCGCTCGGCGTACAGGTGGGTGTGCCGGCAGGCGCGTCCACTGTGGATCCGAAGACGATGTCATCCAGGGACCAGAGATGGTGTCCCGTCCTGGACAGCTCAGCTGGTGGGTGACTCTTATGCACGATGGTGATGACATCGGCAGCCTGGGTGAATCTCAGGTCTGACAGCTGGGCCTCGGTGTAGGGGGTGACAATCTCAGCCACCTCATCCACGGTCCCACCTGTTCCAGGGTTGTCGATGTGACGTTGGCTGCAATGTAGGGGCCGCCGTTTATCTCGGTCATGCCCTCCACGTCGTACAGGTAGACGTGCTTGCCGTTGGTAATACCATGGGCTGCCGTGGTGGTGACTTCCGCCGTGGCGGCGTTGGAGATGTCGGAGATCGCGTCTCCCGGGAACAGCACCAGTCCGCCGTTCCGGTATGCCCGCATGTACAGGTCACCGAACTCCAGGGCATAGGTGTCCTGGGTGTTAAACTGGAAGGGGATCAGTCGGACGGTCTTAGAGCTGTCCTTCACCTCGTTGATGAATTCAAACCCCGGGCGAGTACTGACGCCGCCGTGAGCATGCACAAAGAAGTTGAGACAGGTCTTCAGGCCTGTTGAATACTTGGAGAGGTCTACCCGTGAATGAAGCGAGGGTGCCAGTTCACCTCCAGTAAAGCTGGGTTGCATTACTCGGCGTGGCACGTTGTTACTCCTCTCTGGCTTTTATCCAGTCAGCATCATCAGGCTCGTCAGATTGGACCTCGTTCAGTGCCGAGGCTGCCGCCACCCGGATGGCGATCAGATACTGCTTGCCCATGCTGTCTGCAATCTTGATGTTGCGGGTGATCGGCATAGCGATGAAGGCGGCCAGCTTGGCTGCCATGGCGGCGACGAAACTGGGCGCAAACATGTTGGGGACGGTGATCTTCCCGGTGTATCGGAGGATGGCGTCCTTCTGGTCTGTCATGATTATCTTACTGGACAGGGCGGCGTTGGCTGCAATCGTGAAGGGAACAGGGTTGGCCATGCGGTCAACCTGGACGATCTTCCGGGCCTTCAGGCAGTTATTAGGCATGCCATAGGAGTACCCCCAGTCCTGGGTCGGGTTCTCCTCCAGGAGAGCCAGACTCTGCTGCTGAGCCGCGAAGGGCCAGTCGATCTCTTCCAGGACTGCGTCTCTGCTCTGGGCGTAGTACGTATTACAGTACCGCGCCTCCTGGGAGTTCTCAGTGAGGCTGGCGATCTTGGCTCTGGACCCGAGTGCCCCGAGTGCCAGATTGCAGACGTCGACTTCGGTGGTCATTACTTATCACCGTAAAGGACTGTTTCACGGACAGGCACGCCGTCGGTCAGAGACCGCTTGCCCATCTCCTGGATCTGCAGGGTCACCCTGCGTCCGGAGTCATCCTCGCTGATACCAGTGACCTTGGCCACGATATCCATGGGGAGTCGATCCCCGACGGTGATGTCTCCCAGGTCCAGCTTCTGGAGCTCGGGTGCTTTCAGGTGGATCTCCAGTCCGTAGTAGTAATCTTCTACCTCGGACTCTGGTGCTTCACCCAGAAAAGTGCCTTTCTTCTCCATCTCGTTTCGTTTGAGATTTACTGTACTCATGCTGGGTTCCTTGAATAGGTGCCAGGACCCCGGAGGATCCTGGCGGTTGAGGTGGAGTTACCCCCTACCTCCCTCGGGCTGAGGTCATTCAGCAGGCGGACTTGCGTCTGCTGGTGCTTGTGCGGGGGCCTTCACGGCAGCCACCTTCTTCATCCATGAGGGCATCTTTTGCTTGGCCTTCATTGGATACTCGAAGATATCCCCAGGCTCACGCAGTTGACCTGCGTAGCCTCGTTTCGTTGCGACAACTTTCATGCAGTTCTCCTCTGATCAATCAGCCGTAAGGCAGATTAAATCATGTTGTCCTGGTTGCCCATGGTGAGGCCGGCGGTGATCTTGCCGGTTGTTGGGTCCGTACCTACCACGGTGTAGCTCAGACGCCAATAGCGTTCATCCATGCCGCGTGGAATCCAGGAGATAGGAACCTGCTTGCCAGCGACCAGATCAGCCAGTAGAACACTGGCGGACTGTACGACCTTGGCAGATGCCATACCTTCGTTGTCATCGACCTCAAGGTCTACGGTCAGGGACGTAAGGGTGTTGAAGTCCTCTGTCACCTGAATCAGGATCGGCATGGGTACGCCCTTGCCGAGGTCTGCCCCGTTCACGCCGGTATCGATGACGTTGGTGGATGCAGCGGAAGCAGTAATCGCCTGCTGGTCGCTGAAGATGCTCTCTTTACTGAAAATCATTAGGTAATCCTCTTGAAGCGGATCCCCCGGTCACCCGGGGGATCCTGGCAATTAAGACACGACGTCTTCGGTGTCCAGGATGGCGTCACACTCGCGGATAGGCATGCCGAGGAACCTGACGATCTCTTTACCCTCGAAGGTATCGATGGTCAGATTGACGTTGGCATTGGCCTTGGCCAGCTTGTGCAGGGCGGTCTTGATCCGGGTGTTACAGTAGATCGCACCCTTACCATTACGGACCCGACGCTGACGGAGTTTGTAGTAGGCATCGATCATCAGATCATCGATGTAGGTGCCTGCAGACTTACCGTCAGTTGCGATGTCGGAGAGGTCGAGGTTGGCTACACGAGCCACATAACGCCAGTCCTTCACAGCCAGACCGATATCCCACTCGAAGTGATCACGGAACACTTCGTACTTGGAGCCATCGGAGAGTTCCTTGGTGGCACGACCCAGGTCTTCACGCTGGATGCCGGCCTTGGAGCCCGTCGGATACAGGAGATGCACGGTACGTGGGCTCCAGACAATGAACCAGATACTGGTGTTGTCTGCGCCGGAACCGCCGCCGTTAATGATCTGGCCGCCATTCTCTGCGCTCAGATCACTGAAGCGGGGGGTAAGACCCATGAACTCCTCAGGAGCAGAGGCGGTGTCACTGTAGAACATTGCGGTCGCCATCTGATCACTCATACCCTCGACAAAGGCCTCAGCCTCGTCCAGCCGCAGAGCATTACCGTTCTTGCCGGCCAACTTCACCAGCTTGGCATCAACCTCGGAGTACGCCTCCAACCAGCCAGTGGTATCCTGGACCTGCTTGGTGGTGGACTTGCTAGGCTGAACACCCTGGTACAGTTTGCGCCATGTGCCCGTGGGCAGACCGGTGCGGACCGTATGCAGATGCGTGGTGCCGTCGTTACACTCAACCGTGATCGCGTCATCCA